AAGCCGCCAACAAAGCCACTTACTGCGGCAACACCCGCTACTGAACTAACGCCCAGAAGACCTGCCGCAGCGGGTCCTAAGAAAAAGCCCAAGGCAACAGAAGTAACAATCTTGCCTACAGAAGACTTAGCGAAGTCCTTGACCCCATTGACTATGCCCTTGACGGCGCCGCTAACTGCTTTGCCCACTGATTTAAGGGTATTACCAACAGCCTTAGCTACTTTCTTTAAAAAAAACTCTGGAAGACCAGTTATCGGATTAATAGTGCCTGAGCCCCCTCGACGGCGAAGCATCCGTGCCTCTGCTGGTGTGATGTGGGCCAGCATGGTATCGCCGTTTCTGCCGTAGCTAGAAAGCATTTTGGCAATCGGGGTTAGGGTGGCAATCCCGCCCTCAGCAAACTTTTGAACGTTCATGGACTGCATTGACCCGGACATCTGGTCTAAAGCAAGGTTCATGGCACCAAAGTAAACTGCATCGAACTCAGGTGGAAGCAGATCCTCTGGGACGCCCTCGTTTATAAATTCCTGGCGAATTTGTGCATAATTTTGAGGTTCAGCAAGAATCGCATCTACCATCTGCCCCAGAGCATCAATAACTTCTGGCGGAAGCTGCATGCGCTCAATGGCTTGTTTAAATTGTTGCACTGCAGCAGGGTCAGTTTGTTCAGCGGCTGAAAGTAACTCCTGGCCGAACTCACGAGGATCGATTTGCTGACGAACCTGCTCAAAGGCAGCCGCTGTGGCTGGATCAAAACCCGGTGCTGGGGGTTGTGCGGTTGGTGCTTGCATGCCTCCTGCGGGGAGCGCCATGATTCCTTGGTCTTCCATTTTTATCCTTTCCAGTTTGTGCCAATAGCCTCATAGGGCCGCGCGTCGGGAAAGGACGCGGATATGGCGGTTATTATCACGCATTTCATTAGTTTCTGTCCATCTCTAAATAAGACAAATAAAAGTGGGTGCTGGCCACGGACGACTCAACTTTTAAAACGTCCCCCGCCTCTAAAACACAGGGAATCCCGTTAAATACATCAAATGTGGCGTTAACCGCTAAAGGCCTAACCCTTTGCAAATAATGGGGAGTCGCATCTCCCTGGGCGTATTGGCTTACAGTAATGGTAGCCGAGCCGGATCCAGCGTTTGTAACCCGAAGAGATCTGACGACCGTGGCATTGGCAGCCGGGACCGTATATAACGTAGTCTCAGTGGCTGCGCTGGGTATGGAGTATTTCCTAAAATATTTATTTGCCATGTCAAGCCTTACTGAGTCAAGTCAAAGAATGATATAGACCCAACCCCGCTTCCTTTGGTGGCTCCGTCCACAGTCCGGACACCAAGGGTATAAATATCACTTACCCCGGCAATGCTTGCCCCCAACTGTAAATCAAAGTTGTAGGCGTTCGGAAGGCTTGTTTGGGAGACCCCACCACTGCCCGAGGATGTAATGTAATCCGTCTGGACGATTGTTCCTATGGCTGAAATGGCGGTAGCCGCTACGTCATACTGCACGTTTGTGTCTGAATCCACGGTAGCCGCCCAAGTTGCTCCGGTAAGTGTTGGATTCTTAAGTAGAACAACTTCGTAGTTTTGGTTAGTAATAGGTAAAAACTGTGTCCGGTTAGGCAAAACAACCGCCCCTGTGCGCCCAGATGCTAAACGAATAGACACAATTGGGTAAAAAGTAGAAGCAGTATCTATGTTAGTAAAGACTGTGGTTCGCCTTGCTACATGGTCAATCGAAGTCTGCTCGAAACCACCTTCAGATATAACCGTGCAACAAATAGCCTTCATTGAAGCAGCAACCGCAGCAGTGGTTGTAGTAATCGAATAACGTACCGGCAAAATGGCCGTGGTCATGTAGACGCCAGTAACTTCATTGGCATTTTCAAAGGTATGACAGACAATGTATTGCCCGTCAATAATGAACCCACAACGCACCGAACCTACCCCAAGCCACTCAAAGTCCATCCATAGAATCTGAGCCTTTGTTGTGTCAAGAGTTAGCCCCGATGGACCAGATCCGTCTAACTTGTCGCCGTTCCAACTAGACTGGTTAACCGTGCGGACATCGCTTGGAGTTCCTGGAGTGGGTGCTGAATTTGAACGCAACACAAACGAATTGGTTGATCCAGTTCGCTTAAAAAACACACCATTGCTGTCGTTAAAGTAACCAACGCTCTGAGTCAGATTAGCGCTAGTGCTGCTGTCCATCACAAAGGTAGCAAGTACCAACAAGCCTTTACCCGGTTGGTATGGAAAAGAACGGAATGACTGGCGTGTAACAGAACCTACGCCGCCACTGGTAACTTCCATCTTGATAGCGGCTTCATTAGACAGGAATGTCGTAGTGCCTGTTCCAGTGGTTGCAACGTCAAATTGATTATCAGCCGCGTAGCGGTTCTGGCTGTCAAAAAGGGTGTAGGGCTGGGAAACGCGCAGTCTTCCAAACGCATCAGTGTTGGTCCCGCCTATAGAAACAGGAATAGTTAAACCGCTAATATCCATAGATCCTCCGCCATCCCCGTGCCATGCATATGCTGTGTCCTTGTCTTCTGTGACAGTAGGTGAGTATGCGCTATTAAGTTGAAGAACAATTTGTTCCAAAGACCGCACAAGCTGGTTAAACTTTTGCGGATCATATTCAGGAGAAAAAGCATCGGGTAGACGAACGTTAAATATCTTGCTCATCTCAAGCCATCCGGTTGGATATCAACCCGCAACGTGCCATAGCGCCAGTTTGTGTTGAGATCAGAGCTCTCAATCCCTAAACTTATTTGGCGTCCTCTTGCTCTGGTATCCACCTTTTGCGTAGTCGGCGTAATGATATACGGGTCGAGCGAGGAGGGGCTTGCCGTGGCTTGAGGATATGGTCGCAGCAACAGACGTACCGTGAGATTGCCCACCTGATTTTTGAAATCTGGGATAAAGCGGCGCATATAGAGCATATTGTCACCGTCACCAATATCAAAGTAGCCAGACCTAATAGATGCAGTAATTGGCGAACCATTTCCATTGACGCCATCCTCTTGGTTGAAGACCAGTGACCGGCCAGCAGTCAACCCATAGATGGTCGCTCCCGTCGGCGTGGCAGTGCTATTTTGTAAATAATCGGAAGCAAGCGGCTTGTCGTATGTGCCGATGTCTACCCAAGCGCTTCTGGGCATTGTTCCAATTGACCACACATTTTCAAGGTAGTTATAGGTCACAAAACGGTCGATGTAGTCGCTGGTGTAAGAACAATACCACCAAGTTACTTCGTTAAATTGTGAGTTGACCCCAGCATGGGTCTTGGTCCCTTGTACAAGATTAATGTCCTTAAACACATAGTCTTGGACCGTGCAGGGCATCTTTTTGACCGTACCGTCAAACATGTAAAATGCTTCCGTGCCCATCCAGAAGGCCAAGCCGTTTACGTCCACCGCCGCATGCGGGCCAATACAGCCGCAGTTAGCACCTAGCTGAGTAAAGCCGAAGGTGTAGGGTGGCCCAACAAATTGCTGGCCGTGTACGGAAGTGTCGGTAAATATCAGTATCTGTCCACGAGACCGTACAGCCGTAACAATCTGGCTTCCGTCAGTTAGACGCTGGCCACCAGCGGTATTGGTCGCGGACTCCGTAAAGGTATTGATATCCTCTTGGTTTGAAAACCGAACGAACATCGGATCTTGAGTACCTGGACTTCCAATCGTTTCTTCCGTTCCAAAGCACACCAGGTGTCTATCGGGCGTGGATACAAGAGCATATTTGCTTTTTGTTGGAGCCCCCGCAATAGCCGTGGCAGGATTACCCACAAGCGCCCCGACACTTGTATCAAAAATATAAATTCCACCATTTACTAACTGGCAAATAACATCTTCGCCGTAGTTGTCAAACTGCCAAACCCTTGAATACAGGGCCGTTGCCGCAGAGGCCGGACGAGGGGTGCCCCAGGTAGATAAGCCCCAGGTTCCTGTGCCCCAGCCAAAGTCGAAATAGCTTACGGCTGCTCCAACGTTGATCTGGTAAGTACCTACCACGGATGCGCCTCCGTTACCAGAGTCTGATCCGTTGGCCGTGGCCCCTGCTAAAATAGTGTAGGTGCCTGATCCAGTAACCTGCTGGATTTGGAACTGCTGATTTAATACACTGGCCGTTATGTTCCCACCAAGGCTCACGGCGCCGGAGAACGTTACAAAGTCCCCGGTAATCGCTCCGTGAGCAGGGTCACTAACCGTAATGATGTTGCTTCCGTTTGTGGCAGCAAAGGTCACGCCTCCCGGAGCGGTCGTTGCCCGGATAGGTGTAATGTCTGCCCACGCGCCGCCGCTGGTGACGTACAGCTTTCTGTCCGTCCCAACCATGGTATATGGCGTGCCGTTTAGGTCGTTCCAAGTAAACACTTCGCTGGCCATGCCAACGAGATATACCTCTGAGCCACTAAACGGGGTCCAGCCGCCAAGCTTTTCTGGCAAGCCGTAACGGAACCGAATGTAGTCCCCATCGATCCAGCCGCCCTCAGCGCCGTATTCGGTGTTCTGTTTATCGATGCCGGGTTTTAGGGCTAGACGAAAATAGGCCATTTAAGCAACAAGTCCTGGTAGATACACCGTTTTACCATCTTTTTTGACGGCTGTTAAGCTTTGCTTTTTGAGGTTCTGCGGGTCGTAGCTGACGTGGACCCAGCCGCTGTCCGGGACCCCTTGCGTGTAGAACTCGAGGATGACTTGCGTGAAGTCGAGGTTTTCTGTGATCCACTTGGCGAGGTCCGCGTTCGGGATGCCTGGGATTTCGATGTCCGCTGCTTGGCCTTTGCAGTGATCGCTCGTTTTCGAGCCTCCGACCTTGGCATTGACGTCCGGATGGCGGAAGCCCGAGTTGACTTTGACGCCTCTTTGGTAATGTTCTCTAACAGGCTGAAGAACCTTCTCAGCCAATCTTTTAAGGTTTTCAATCTCGATCTCCCCAGGGGTGTTATCCATGTCATGCCGCAATGCAGTATCAGACTTTACCATCTCGGCAAGAGTAAAGTTAGCGGTCAAGTTCATTTCTTCTTGTCCATAATTTCGTCAAGTTGTAAGGATTTTTCCTTACTGCCCTGACTGGAGCCGAAGTAATAGCCTAAAACCATGGTCATGGCAGAGGTCAAGGCGCCAAGAACGTAGATCAAAATGTCTTTGGAGTTGGCATTGACCTCGGCAAAAATGATGACCAGGAACAATATAAAGGTTAGGCTGACCGTTCCAAGCGCCAAGACCGGGGTAATAATCTTATTTATAGTAGGAGCAAACTGGCTGGTGGCAATCTCGATCTCGCGCCTGCGAGCCGAGTCCATCTCTTTTGTCATTGCCTCAAGCTCGGCGAGCTGACCCTTTTGAGCCATCTCCATGAGCTTGGCCTGAGCCTCTGCCTTTGCGGCGGGGTCAGGAAGAACCTTGTCTAAAACTTTTTCGCCTATTGATAGCAATGCCGCTATTGGTAACATCACCACGCTCCCGTCGCTTTAAGAATCCCGTAAAAAATTGCCGCAACCGTAAATATCAAAATCCAAATCAACCGCTCTTCATGCCGTACTCGTTGGAACTCGTGGTCAAGCATCTTGCGTTCCTTACGCATCTGGCTAACTAAAGCCTTAACCTCCGTGACCGCCTGCCTGCCAAACTCCCGCTCCATGTCCTGGTACATACCCTCTTCGGCTGCACGGATCTTACGGACCTCACGGTACTCGTTGGCTGCATCAACAAATACTAAATCGCCCCGCCTTTGTAACTGTAACTGCTTCTTTTTCCACGCAACCCTAGCCTTGGCTTCCTCGTCCAAGAAGTTGCTGACTTCCCTGCCCGTGTCCTTGATCTCTCGACCAACCTTGAGGGCTTCTTTTATGCCACCTAACGCCGAACGGGCGACTTCTGCCGGATTTCCCGGATCTGGCAACTGAGACATTTAAAGGCTCCATGTGAAGAAGGACAAAGACGTTAACAGTAACAGGAGTCCAATAAAAGTAAATGCCCAAAAGCCCATAGCTACATTACACCGCCACCAGCAGAAGGCAGTGTAGTTACGTGGATTGCCACGCTTTGTTTCGGTTCAGAAAGACTAGAATTGCAGTCGCTACAGACTTGAGCAGCAAGCTCTGCCTGGTCTACATCACGACCGCAGTTTGGACAAAATATCTCCAACTCATGCTTTGGAGATACTTGGCCATCAATGCTTACTGCTTCAATTATAGCTTTCACTATCCGCTCCTTAGACTACAGCCATTAACTGCTCAACCGTTGTGCAGGCAGCAATTGCCGCTTCTTTAGCCGTGCAGTCAGCGATGATCTTGGCCCGGTCTGCGGCTGCTTCGGCGGGAATGTCGATGTTTCTTTCTGCCTTGCGGATCACCATCCAGTCGGTTGCGGCTAGTGCTGAGTTAGCAGCGGCTTTGGTTTGTGCGATCCACTGTGACTTGAGACCCTTAGTAACAACCTGTTCGGTTGTATCTTCCATCTGTTGGGTCTGGGCGTTGTAGGTCTGCACAAACAGAGGCGTGCCGTCTTCCTTGGTCTCTAACCTGTCCTCAAGGGCCTTGGGAGTAGCGGTGTAGGTAGCCTCAACCGTCTGGTTTGTCTCGTTGACACGGTAGGACGGGCCAGTTACCCAGTAGAACCGCTGGTCTTGTTGAGTGCCTTGGATGACCTCGTAGACACCCACGGACTTGCGCTCTGCCTCGGTAGCGTTGCGGATAAATCTGGCTGAGTATTGCTTCTCGCCAATGACAAAGGCTACATCCGGCTGGATGAGTTGAACGATGTTACCGTTTTGAACTACTGCGAACATA